AGATTTGAATACGAGGAGAACGAAGATGAGTAATAATTTTAAACCAATACATATTTATAATCATGAGAGTGGAGAGAGTTTTCAAATATTAACTAGAGAAGGATTGATAGATTGGATAAATGACTACGATCTTTTTCATAATGCTTTTAATGGCCATGAGGAATTAAAAGAAAGATGTTTAAAGGAGAACGAAGATGAGTAATGTATTTAAAATAGAGCCTAGTTTTGCTCAACATTTTTCATATGCTGATAAAGAATTTGAAATTCGTATAACAGATGATTGTAATAAGCTAGAAATTTGGGAAGTTGGTTATGAAAATGGTAATTGTATTGGCTTTGTAAATATGGTTGCTGAATTTGATTTAAAGGAGAACGAAGATGCTTAACCTTTTAGAAATACTTTTTGAACTTGCAACCCTCTTAGTGCTTGTAGCAATTTTATATATAATAATAACTGAAGATAATAATAGGAGATAACATGACCCAATATTCAGACCAAGTAGAAAAACGCAGGAAAGAAAGCCTGGACGAGCAAATGGATAACTCCATTACTTGTTATTACTTTCAAAAGCATGAAAAGAATAAAGATGTAGAAGATTACCGACAGCTTGATTATGCAAGTGGGCGCAGAGTAATAACCAACATCAGTAAAGCTGGCAGACCCAAGACAACCCAAAGAGAGCCTATGCGTAAATGGTTATTTGAAACTTTCTTTGCCAAATGATTGAGATAATCGGATATATATTTGGGATAGGCTTTCTTATTTGGCTAACCGTTGTTATAACGCTTTATCTAATCATTACTAAGTTCTTTGAAAACCTATGAAAAGATACCGTTATGTGATTGTTAAACAAGATAAAGCTAATACTTCGCTTCCGTATGGCGTAGAAGTTTATTTAAACAAAGACAAAAAACCCATTAAATCTTATTGGTTTAAGACACCCCAAGAAAGAATAGAGGGCCTTAGAGTTGTTGCTAATTATGATTAATATCGATACAATCCGAAAGTGGTGCTTGTTTGATTTGATTCAATATATCTTCTACTCTCCTAAAAGTATGTATCTTATGAGTGCCACACTTTCATGAGTTTCTTATTTTACCTAGCGCTATTCTTATACATCCTTGTATTTATTCTGGACAGACCTAACCAAAACTAATCAAAACTTTCTTCTTCCTCTACATCCGTAGCTTGATCTATTTCTTTCTGTTTTAGATCTTCCTGTTCCAGCCTTTCTAAACTATCAGCCTCATCTCCCAGCTCGCCTGGATCCAGAAGACCGTCAGTTTTATTGGCTAAGACCACATTCCCCATCAGCTGCTCAAGTCGTTTCTCTACTTCTTCCCGACTCATTTGATCTACTTTCCCGAACATAACTTCTTTTCTATCCACCACAAGACCCCCGACCTTTAATAAACTATTTTGTGCCGATATGGCAGCATTAAAGGACCCCGCTTCGAGGGCCTTGTCCCTAATATCATATAGATCCTGGACAGCTCTATCATAATTCAACTCATACTTCTTCTTAGCTTCATTCATCAAATAGTTATATTCTTTGCGAATCGTTGGATGATTCATGAGCTTATTAGCAGATTGACGAGCATCTTTATACCCAGCCTTATGTGCGCATTCTACGAGAGATAGCCGAGGATTATTGACAGCTTGCCAAATAAAGTTTCTTTGTCTGCGATTGAGTGAATTGTCTAGATTAGCGAATTCAATGGGAGCTTCTTCTTCTGGAGAAAGGATAGGTTCATATTCTAATTTATTTTTTCTATAACCCATATTGTTTTAAGCATATTAGAGTGGGGAAAATAATAATACCTACCCCCACTTTACCCTAAAGTGTATTGAGAGGATACCTTACAACAAATTACTTCGTCAAGATATTTATTATTTATTTATCTATATTTCCTTCTTTCCTGTGACAAAAATGAAAAAAATAAAATAATCGTCAAACCCGCATTCTTATCATGTTTTCTTGCGTCATATATTTATGACAAAAATAAGACAATAATAGATTAGTCATTATCTGGCGTAAATTCTATGACAGTTTCACCCAATTCTACATACTGATTGAGGATCTCATCCACTAAATGCAGCAGCTTATCATCATCATCTTCTACAAGTTTCTGTAGACTCCACACACAATAGCTCAATGAAGTTAAAACAACGCTTAACTTATCTTCGCCTCTTAGTGTGTAATTGTTAAAAAGATTCTCTAAACGCGAAACCACCTCAGCTAGAGTTGGCTTTTTCATTTTACTTTGGATTGGCACTACTTTTTTAACTGTCATTAATTAACTATAACTTATTTAACAAAATTATCTATGTTTTCTTGTTTAACCTCATTTGCAACATGACGCATGAATATATCAATCAATTCAAGCTTCTCAGATCTAGAAAGCTGGCTAAATTGATTAACGATGGTTTGTATTAACTCTGTGTTGCTCATATCTTTGTTCCTTATATAAAAGCGGGGGATTGTTTCGCCAAGCTCCCCCGATACTTATGCAGACTATCCAGCTTAATTGCTGAATGACGCGAACTAAACTATTTGAATGTTCTCAAACTCTTCGTTATAAAACATACGAACTTCTTCCTCTGGACAGGATGACTCAAAGTTTAAGTTTTCTTTGTGATATTTCTTGTAGGCCCCCACAAGATTATTCGTTTTCTTATCAGCCAGATCGTTCTCAGCCTGGTCATAAGACAAACGCATTAACATGTACATATCGCTTGTTCTACCCATTTGTAACCTCCTAAAGTTTCTATATGTAGACATTATAGACTTTTTCCTTTAAAATGCAATTAAACACATTTACTTAGGAGAGTAATATGCAAACAACTAAAGAACAGATAGATGCGATCTTAAATGCATCAAACGAAAGAGAGATCACTAAAGATCGTCTTAACTACACTTTGTTTGAACTGAAGGCCAACATCTCAGATCTAACAGAGATTGTTAATAAGCTTACAGATGCCGTTGATAGCATGAAGGAGGCGTCATGAGTAGCTATATACTAAACCTTAACACCGCCACTATAGAAGCAGACCATAAACTATTTGAATTAGATAAAAGTTTTATTGGTACGCCAAACTATATGGGCCTTGCCTATTTCTGGCATATGGAATACAAGCATTTATTAAGAGATGCAACCATTAGCCAGAAAAGAAGAATACATAACAAGGCTTTAGAACTTGGTATAGATTTTGTTGAAGTGGGTTATAAGCAATGGGACCTAATAGCAACGGTTTTAAAAATATCTATTGAAAAAATGATTGGCAAAGAACATTACCAACAGCTTAAAAACAAGGAGGCGTCATGAGTAATAGTAGTCAAAAGATAAACAAAAATTTTGATGTGTGGAATTTATCAGATCTTATAGAGATTTCTAGAATGTATGTTTGTCAAACAAGCAAAGATTTAATTTCTTTAGCTTATTCAGATAGACCATACAATAGTTGCCGAATAGATATTTGGTTTTCAGCTAAAAAGAAACCAGAAATTACAGTTGCTTTTAACGATCATTTAGATGTGCTAGATAAAAAAACTATGTATGCGCTTCAAGGATGGGCGGCAGATCATAATTTTGATTTTTCTATTAGGGAATACGAAAACGAGCAGGAGGCATCATGAAAATAATGCCAGAAATTTTAGAGAACGAAGAGCATATGGTCCTCGGAGATGCTGTCTATTTCCCAGATATGGAACATAACTTCTATCATTCAGTACCAGGAATCTCATCATCAAACATTAGAAGGTTTGGTCAGAGTCAGCTTCATGCATTTGAAGAGGAAAATGAAACTACCCCAGCTATGAAGTTTGGAACTGCTGCTCACTCACTTATTGTTGAGGGAGAGGAAGCTTTTGTAAACGATGTGGTGTGCTTGAGTGGATCTCCGTACACTAACGCTAACAAAGAGCTAAAAAAGGAGTATGAGGACAGAGGGCTAACCGTTATTACTGCTAAAGATAAAGACACTCTTTACAGTATGAAAGAAGCTTTGATACCAGAAGGTATTAAACATCTATCAGCTGATGAGGGAGAATATCCAGGTGTGTTCAACTCTCCGTTTGAAAGAGCAATCTTTTGGTGGGAAAAGGATCTATTACTTAAAGTTAAGTCAGATGTGCTTAGATACCCTGTCAGTATGCCTCATGAATCTAACTCTATTATTCTTGTTGACTATAAAACTACGACTGATTGCTCAGTTCGAGGTTTTACTTCATCTATCAAGAAGTATCAGTATGATCTTCAAGCAGCTTGGTATAAGCGTGGCTTTGAAAAGGCTGGCTTTCATGTGGCTGATTTTATCTTTGTTGCGCAAGAAAAGAAAAAACCTTTTGCAAGTAAGATCTTCAAAATGAATCATGATGACATGACTGCTGGTTGGCTCAAGCTTGAACATTTACTAGGCGAATACAACGCTGTATTAAACGGCCAAGAAGCTACGATCTATAACTCACCCAATATTGTGACTGTAGATCTTGGAGATAGGAAATGAGCAAAGGCAAGCATGATCCAGTAAATCACCCTCCTCATTATTTGCAGGGGGGCCTTGAATGTTTAGATGTTATTGAATCTATGCTTACGGCTGAAGAATTTAAAGGCTACTGCAAAGGTAATGCCGTTAAATATATTTGGAGAGAAGATCATAAGGGGGCAAACATTCAAGATCTCAAGAAATCAGTTTTCTATTTAAACCGTATCATTAGTAAGTTGGAGAATATGTAATGATTAATTATCCTTGTGGTTGGTTTGATGTGGAACAACTGCCTGGTGGTTCTGGAGAAAAAGAAAATGAAAGATCTTAAACAAGAAAGAGAGGTTTTGGTCCAAGCAAAGTTTTATGCCGATGGTGTAGATCCTAACGCCGCCAACCTTCCAGATATATTAAGAGATAAGTTTGAAACCGAAGTAGATAAAAATAAAATATTCTTTTTTATTTGCATACCAGGTGACAACAACAAAATAGATCTAGAAAAACTTATTGAAGAAAACAATGATCTAGCACATAAAGTTAACTTTTGGCAAGAACTTTACCTAAAAGCTATAGATCCAAATACCCCAAAAACGTGATAACTTCGTTAATGGTAAACCTTAGACCAAGGTAATAAAAGCTCGCTACGGGCTTCTCAGAAGGTCGAAAATTTTCAAAACACAAAAAAAAGGGGCATATAGCCCCCTTCTTTCCTTTTCACCTAGAATGGAGGTTTATCTCCAGGTGCAGCTGGTTTCATCTCTGAAGGTTCCATCTTTATGATTTTAGTCTTCAAAGAAGTGACAGCTTGGCCCTCGTTATTAGTCCAGTTGTCTTCATACTGTCTAATACCAAGTCTAAGTTGCTTACCTATAAAATCTTTTGCAAGATCTGGTAGCTTCTTAAATCCACAAGTAAGAGCAAGCCGACTAAATATCTCACTTGCTATTCTTTTTGAATCTTCATTAGCAGACCATAAGTTATACCAATCATTATGATCTCGGTAATTACCGCCATCAATTTGAAAAGTTATCTTCTGCGTCCAATTACCGCTGTTAGATTTATATTTCTCAGCAGCAATAATCTTTGCTTCGTATTCACCAGTTGGAGCAACCTCGGGACCTTTCGATTCCATTTGCTCCGCATTTTCAAAAAAATCAACGCCATCAAAATCTGACATTACGCACTCTCCTTATTTTCAACATTAATAGTAAACCCTAATTTTGCAATTAGAGCAGTTAAATTTGGTTCCTCAAAGGCTTCTAGCTTACCGCTACGGTCTTTGGCTGTGTAGCCTTGACCTATCCTTGTTTGTAACCACCTTGCAGCTACGGGATTACCGTCATCATCTTGATCTTCGATAACTCGTAGTGCTAAAACCTCATCAAAGAAATACGTTATTGCATCCCCCAAAGGTTTACTTGCCATCTTAGGACCAAAGAAAAATACACCATCATTATTTTCTTTACCTTCTTTGCAAAGAAATAAGA